AAAATTATCTGGATATTTTTCTATTAACTTATTTAGGTGCTCAATAGTTAATTTCAAATTGTCTCTTTTTCAACGTGAGGCTCACTGCCGTCAATCATATGTCCCACATCGTTTCTGCGTTTGTCTAGCCAACTATGCTCTACATAGTGTACATATTTTGCATTTGGATCTTTGTTAAGTATGTAGTGTAAACGTTCATTAGTGTAATCTACAGGTATATCAAGCACACTGTCAAGACTTTTTACATATTGATGTCTAAACATATAAAGTAATTCTACACTTAAAAAGGTGTGTCGATACTCCATGAGATCTTCAATCTTATTTAAGTAGTTATGCAAACTCTCCACACCACGCTTGCGCAATTGATTTTGTGCAGTAATGTTTTGATCCCTGCCAATAATACCAACTTGCAAGTTGCCTTTTTCGTTGAGCCTATGTAATACTTCTTTGTACTTAGGATACTTTGTGTATCTTATATCGTCGTGGTCTTTTTCAACATAAGGCCCACTTACACTAAGCACATAGTTTTCATGTTCAGCCCAATCATAGTTGTCAATATTTTTTGGGTTGTTCCAGATATCTTTAAATGGGGCACTGTCATGGTTAATCCAGTATTCACGCAATAGTTGATTCCACCCATGCACATTACTGTGCATTGAAAGAACTTTACTAAACACATGATTACCTGTACCCTGTGGGCCGCTAATAACTAAGATGTTTGCCATTACTTTACTAGCTCTGGTTTGAATACTGATTTTAGACCAAATGCTTGTTTATTGAATTCTACTAGTGTTTGTAGTGCGTCTGCAGTAACAAACTTCATTAGTGTATCAACTTGTGCATTGCCTGCATCACCTAGCATCCACTCGTATTTACCAACTTTCTTTTGAATCTTCTTAACACTTTCAGGATTCTTTGAAACTTGCTCTAGTGCTGCTACTAGTTTTGCACGGTTAGGATTGCCTTTGTTAACCCAAAGTGCTTTCTGTAAACCATCACGGAAGCTTTTTACAAGTTTGTACGCGTCTGCTAAATCGCCTTTTGGCATTGCACCATGCATTTCAATAAACTGTGCTTCCATCTGAATACCAGGATAGTTTGGATCATCTGCGTGTGAACCGTCGGGTTGTAGAATACCGTGATGAAACCATAAACGTGCTTCGCCTTTGTCAATTACTGGCTGTACATGCTTTTTAAAACTTGCAGGATTTTCACGAGTACCATTAAGTTCGCCACGCTTAAATGCAAGACGTCTTTCATTACCCTTCATGCCTTTTATCCAGTTTACCTTTTCTTTAAAGCAACCAACATATGCTTCAGTGTTTGGTAAATTACCACACTTTAGTAATGTCATTGCAATACCTTCAGGAACTTTACCGCCCCCGCCGCTGAAACTAGTTCTATCAGTATTTGGGTTGTGGTCCCCATAAACTGCTGTAATAATATTAAGGTTCATTAATCCAACTGAATCATAGTCTTTATAGTTGTAATCCACTGCTTCTTGTAAGAATGCAACACCATTACCACCGTTAGATACCATAATAGTTTTGTCATCAAAACGTAGCTTATTGTGGAACTTATTAAATCCAGGAATATCTCTTGCACCACGGATGTGTTTAAGGACAATCTTTTCACCGTCTAGATATTTTTCCATTTCAGTAGCAACAATTTGTGCCCATTGACTTGTGCCACCGCCTGGCTTTTGTGGCACGATCATTGTATAATCAGCAACTGCTGGTGTTGTAAATCCTAGCATTAGTGCTAAAGGTAATAAAAGTTTACGCATAGTCTATTCTTCCTTTTCTTATTATGCTATATATGAATATCCCGATAATACAAAATATTAGTGACATAAATATCGGTCTGTTATTAGTGTTTCCACAGTGTAAAGTCCTGTGAGTTGAAGAGTTAGTCCTTCAACTTTTTCTGCCAGTATATAACCAATTAACATAGCGGGTCTACTAAACTTGTAATGTCGCATAGTAAATCCTATACAAGAAAATACTGCTAACATTGCAAGGTCTTCCCATCCTCCTGTGTATTGCATTGAGGTAAAAATAATCAAAGCTAATAGCACAGGAAAATAATATTTATAAGGCACTGCTGCGAGTTTACTAATGGGTTTAATTAAAAACATACAAATAAATGCAACAACTACTGTTGCACCTAAAAAACCAAATGTCATACTTTTAAATAACTCTGTATCCTCTGCGATATCTGGTGTGCCTAGTTCTATGTTTAGATACATAAATAAGCTCATTAGTATTGCAGCAAATTTTGCCCCTGGTATCCCAAATATGACTGTTGTAATCATTGATGTTGCCTTTTGTGCGTTATTAGCACCCTCAGGTCCTATGACACCTTTGATGTTACCGTTACCAAACTTCTCATTAGGATTACTGGCAACTGCTTGACCATATGCCATCCAGTCTGCCATTTGCCCGCCTAGTCCAGGTAGCAGACCAATAAACGCTCCAATGAATCCGCCTCGCAGAGCAAGCCATTTATTATTCCAACTTGCTTTCATGCCTGCCCATAATTCACCCTCACGGATCTCACCGTCTGCAGTGCTATGTTTTAAGAACAACCCTCTTGTGAGTTCTGGTATAGCAAATAGTCCTGCAGCAACTGCCATAATTTGTATCCCATCTTCTAAGTAGAACCAATATTGTGCTCCGAATCTTGCCTCATTGTTATCAGGATTGACACCTACTAACCCTACAAAGATTCCAAATGCAATAGCAAGTACCGTGCGAAACCAAAACTGATTAGTTAAAAACCCTACTGTTGCAAATGCCAATGCAACAAATGCCCATAGCTCAGGAACACCTAATATATAAATTAAGTTAGTGTACCAAGGTAATAGTAGAAAAACTAAACAACCCCATAAAAGTCCATTAACTGTACTAGTTGTTACAGCGGCACTGATAGCATACCCTGCTCTACCACGTTGTGCAAGAGGAAAGCCATCTACCATAGTAGCAGCAGCACTGTTAGCACCTGGTATGCCTAACAGTATAGCAGTAAAACTATCGCCTGTTGTACTAGCAGCAACTACTGCCATTAGGAATATTACCCCCATATATGGCTCGTGTGCAAAATAACTTATAAAACCAAAAAGTGCAACTAAACCCGTAGTAGCACCTGCACTAGGTATAATACCTATTAAGAGTCCATAAAACACTCCACCGAGTAAATATGCAACCATTTCAATCACGGTTTATAAGTTCCTATAAAAATATCACTGTGAGTGTGGTGTTGTAGCCATTGTACACTATGTTTTTGCGCAAAGTCCAGGATTAATTGATTTTGTTCTTTTATGGATTTTAGCATTTCATCATCTGTTCTATACCAATCATAGTTTGGATAATTAATTTCAAAACCACCTGCCTCTTTCCACCATAAAAAACTAGCCCAATCGGGTCTATACACTAGTTGTATCCAAGAAATAGGATAAGCGTCTTGTATCGCTTCAAAGTAGTAGGGCCACTCGTGGCTCATATGTAATTTACAACCAAAAGCACTATCTGAGTTAGAATAGGGTGCATCTAAATTAGCACGGTCTAAATTACAGTCAAACTCCATACCTGTGCCATAGTATGCTTCTGTGTGTCCTATTTTGTCATGGTGTTTATATGCGCGGTGAGCAGCACGATCTGTACAGTTATATTGATCGTCAGATTTTATTTCTCTAGCAATACCGCTCCAACGAGACCCAGGTACTCCTGTAAAAAATATTCTTTCAGGTAACGTAGTCAAACTTAATTCTTCCGTTATCACCTTCTCTAATGTTTTCAATTGAACAGTCGTTTATTTCTGCATAGTGTTCGATAAGAGGCATAGTCCATCTATCAAACCAATCAAGAACCACACCATTACCAAAAGGTTTATTTGGATTAACTTTCATACAAATTGTTCCACCTTTTGCAAGAAGAGAAAATACTTTTTTCATTCGATCATCAATCCATTTAATGTCGTAAAAATTTATAGAACCAAAACAGATAATAAGATCAAACTTTACAGGATACTCAAAATCAAGTATATCTATCATTTCATCTGCGTTTGAATTATAAGGATCAAGCCCTATGAAAAATCCTACTGGGAGATGTTTCTTAAATAAATTATCTCCACAACCAACATCAAGAATTCCATGAGATTTTTTAACTAGTTTAACAACATGAGGGTCTTCATCATTACTGACATAATCGTTTGCAAAGTATTCTTTTAAATCTCTATAAGTCATTATCATGAACATACAACTGTAGTAATGCGTAATGAAGTACTTTCATTAAATCTTTACGAGCATCTTCTTGTGTACCCTTTTTACCATATCTTTGTGCATATTTTAAAACATTACCAATACAAAAACCAGTGCCGTGTCCACCATCCATAATAAATTCTGTGGCTTGAAATTTATCACGAGAATAATGTTGCTTATAAGTAGCGTCAATATAAGTTTTAAATTCTTTAATTAAAGCGTCTTCATTATACTTATAATTTGGCACTATACTTCCATCAACATTTAATTTAATTTTTGCAGTTGTTATTTTGTTACGTTTTTTACTACCGAAGTCACGTTCGTACACGGTTTTACCTCCATCAGGGGATTCAAATACTTTTTTACGTTGTGGAAATTTGGCAGGTATTTCTTCTTCACGCATTCGGCGTTTCATATATTCTTCATGTCTTTCGTGCGTCATTTGTCACCTATTTTGAATGAGGAGGCATTCTAGTTTCTACAAACCAGACGTGTTGTCTTAAACCAGGGTGGTATCTACGAATACGTAATTTTTTACCATTCCTAATTTGGTTTAACGTTTTTGCATGAATAAAGTGATATGATGCACTATTACGGCTTTCACCTTCTGGCACCATATGCACTTTATTAAGCTTATTTTTCTTTTTTGAGGCCATTACTTAACCTTTTGTTTGATTGCGTTTACTAACTTAAAAAGATTTTCTTTTTTATTAAGGTTAACTCCATCAACTTCAATATCAAGAATTTCTTCAAGTTCTCTTAACATAACTTTAACTGTTTGAGATTTATCTTCGTCTTCAATAACAGGTTTTTCGTAAATTTTAAGTTGAACTAGTTTACTTATAACACTTCTATAACCTTTTGAGAAGTGATTTGCTAATTCATGAACGTCCTTTAGACCTTCTTCATTATACAATTTAATCAATTCGATTTCTTGTTCATCATTCCAAGCTTTTACACTCATTTTTGCTCCAATTCTAGCTCAAGTTGTGTATTCCATATGTATCTTTGAGCTACCGCATCACTTGCGTCTTGTAATAAGGGGACAAGAGAACTTACTTCATCTGCAGGAATTGAGAATCCCGATTTTGTTGGATACCATTGACCTGTATCTCCATCCATTGAGTATTCTCTAATATGTAGATAAAGTTTATCTCTAAATTCGTTAATTGTTACTTTTACAGCATTTCCATTAGGTTTATGAAAAGCAGTTCCAAAGTCAATATTCATATTATTACCGTTTGTTCAGTATTGATAAAATCTTTTAACCAAGGAGAAACTGGGTATGCTTTAAAAATCTGTACTAGCGAGTATCTAGTTTCAGTTTTTGATTGATTCATCATCCCATGTCCCACTAAATCTGGGTCAAAAAGCACTGTTTCACCTTTTTTAAGATTAAACTGTTCCATAGAGCCTTCATAATCAAATTGATATATA